CGGCTCGGCGGCCGGAATCGGTTCGGGGGCCGCGGCAGCGGGAATCGGCTCGGCGGCCGGAATCGGTTCGGGGGCCGCGGCAGCGGGAATCGGCTCGGCGGCGGGTGGAGGCATCTCGTCGATGGTCTTCTGGGCTGCGGCGATGTCCTTCTCTGCCTTCTTGATCCAGTAACGCGCCCTCCTCCGCGCGTTCTTTCCTTTCGCCTCGAGGAGTTCCTGCTTGTAGGTCTCCAGGTCCTTTGTCCGCTGCTCGAGTACGCCCTGGGCTTTCGAGCTCGAGACCTCGGCCTCGAGGCTGCCTCTCACCTTGTTCAGATGCGTACGCTTCTGGAAAACGATGTTCTTCTGCGCCCGGATCTGGTCCTTCAATTCCTTAGACGCCTCAGGACCGAGCCGCTCGAGTTCCCGCTTGAGCACGGTCTCCTTCTGGAAGGCCTTGTCACGGGCCATCCAGGTCTCGGTGAGATCGTCTAGGGTCTCCTTCGAGGCTTTAGGGTACTTGGCCTCGAACTTCTGCCGGACGTCGATCTCCTCCGCCGCCGTCGCCGGCATCCCGCTCTTTTCCTCGAGGACGCGGGCGTGCTCCTCGGCTGCCTCGTTCATCTTCGACTTGGCGGATGCAAGCTTCCGCTTTGTGGTCTTCCGCCATTCCTCGGTCCTCGCGTTCTTCATCTCCTCTTCGAGCTCGGCGACTCTCTTCTGGGTCTCGTCGAGATTCTTCTGGGCGGCCTCGAAGCGCTCGGTCACTGGGTCCTTGACCGGCGGCGGCGGCACGGCCTCTTCCACTACCTCTGCGGCCTTCGCGGCCCCAGCCGCCTCTGGCGCCGCCTTGGTCATCTGCTCCCTGGTCTTCTTGATCGCGTCGGCTATGAGTTCCGCGTGCTCGATGTTGTCGGGGCCGCCCTGTTTCATGAGGTACGCGTATCTCTTTTCCAGGACCTCGAGTTCGCCCGTGAGCTGGGCCGCCCGAGCCTCTGTCGCCTTGAGCGCCTGCTGCGCGGCGGCGCTCGCCTCATCGGCCGCGACAGTCATGGGGCTCTTGGGCTCTGCTAGGGATGACTGGGGGATCTCAACAGCCTTGGCCCCGGCCCGCCCTTCCTGGACCTTCTGCGCGACCTTCCTGACCCCGCTCCCGAGAAGCGATGTGCCGACGCCGAGCACCGCGCCCGTGATCGCTCCGAGGCCGATATGGGTCAGGACCTGCTCTGCGACCACCGGGTCACCCGTGAGGACAGGGTCACTGAGAACCGCCTGACCGCCGGCATACACCGAACCTTCGAGGCCAAGGGCGACCCCTTTGCTCGCTGCCCGCCTGAGGGCCGTGTCGCCCATCTTCTTGACGAGGGCAGCCTCGAGGCGGGTCGACCCTGCAGCGAGAAGGCCTGCAGGCGTCCTGGCAAGCACTCCCTTGGCGACACCCGCTCCCATCCTGGGGACAACGCCGGCACCCCCGGTCGCGAGGGCCGAACCAACCGCGCCAAGTACCTCACCGGTCGTCGACAGTCCGGGGGCATTTTCCGCATAGGCGCTGAGCTGCTCGCCGGTCAGAAGTCCCGTCTTTTGAAGGGCCCAATCAGAAGCCGACAGGGTCACCCCGCGCAACGCCCCGAGGGCGAAAGCCGCCGCATCAGATTTGTTCTCGCGGAGGACCCAGGCGTGACGCTCCTCCTCGGGGGTCTCGAGCCGGAACCCCTGGCGGGCTCGGGCCTGGATCTCGTCCGGTCGGAACTTGATCCCGACACGCTCCCCCTTGGGGGAGATCATCGTGAGGGTGGCTCCTTCAGTCCCCTCCCACCAGTTTCCCGTCCTGAGGGCGTCGAGGATCTGCCCCTCTTGAATCGTCCCGAGCTGGCCTTGGGAATCCCTGAGGAGCGGCATTTATTCCTCCTCCTCCTCCTCTGGACTCAACTCCGGGAAGCCGTATCCAGGTTTCGGTTTGAGGTTCTCGCCCCTCACGTTATGCTCCACCCTCTCCCGGGTCATCCTGCGGGTCTGCTTCAAAACGTCGGTTGAAATGCCCGCAAAGGCCTCGAAGTTCCAGTCTTTCGGGTCCGGTGCCAGATTCTTTATCATCGTATAGTCGAATACGGATGGGACTCCAAGCCTGTTGACCTTCTGTACATAGAGCTGGATCTGGCTGGCGGCAGATCTCGCCAGAGCCTTCACCTTGGCGTACTCGGCGGGGTTGAGATTAGTGCTCTGACCGAGCTTGATCAGTGCTGCGAATGATTTGTCGAGAAGCTTTCCGTCTTCCCATTCCTTGCTCGCTCTCGCCGCGTACTCTTTCTTCGCAGGGGGGTGCTGCGGGTCGAGCCACTCTAACTCAGGACTCTGTCCAGGTAGAACCCCGGGGGTCCCCGTGTCGGCGGCCATTTTCATCTGGAGTCCCCAGAACCGCGTGTCCGACTCATTCTGGGCCACTGCCATTTGGACTTGGGCCCCGTGCTTCTTCGCCGCAATATCAGTCAAGCGATCGAAGGTTTTCATTCTCAGGTCGGCGGCCATGGTCGCAGCGTCGTTTCCAAGGAGCGTTATTCGGTGCTTCGAGGTCTCATCCTTGAACCGCAACGCCATGAGCTTTGTCTGCGCGTCGAACTGGTCGAGCATCATGGCCTTCGTCGCGGTGTACTCGGCCTGTTGATCTTGTACTACCGCCCGCGACTGAGCGATCAGGTTCTGTTGGAGGTTGGCCTGCATCCCGAGCCTCTGGATGTCTTGCCTCTGCGCTTCTATGTCCCGGTCAATCGCCCTCTCGAGGATGTCGAAAGCGTGATTGGGTGCCTTGCCCCCGGATATGACCGATCCGAATGTCCCGAGAGCGAGGCCGATGGCGATTGCGGCCTTCTGCCCCAGGTCTCTGCTTTCCCAAAACCGAGACGGGTCAGCTTTGGACGCGCTCAATTGGCTCTGGATATTCTGCAGCCCCTGGATTTGCGTTTGCACATCAGCCCGCGCCGCTCTCTGCGCTTCGAAGTGAATCTGGTCCGCTTTCGCCTGGTCCTGTATCCGCCTCTCTTCGATCGCCATCTGCGACTGAATCATTTTCTGGTCTGCGGTCTCTATCGCCTCCTTTGCCGCCCCCTTCTGCTCTGCCAACTTCGCGAGATTCTCCCCTTCTGTCCCGATCTTCGTCTCTAGCGCCCCAATCTTCGCGAGCTCCGCTTTCGCCGCCCTGAGGTCGAGCCCAGGCGCGCCCCTGAACCTGGCGCTAAGGTCCATCGACTGGGGAACCTGCTCGAGGGCCGAGGGTACCGTCGGGGCCATCGCCCCGAGCGCCGCAGGAGGAGGCCCGTCGGCCTTCTCCTCTATCCCCCGCTCCACCTTGACCTCTTTACGTGCCTGCTCCCTTAGTGCGTCAGCCCTGAATAGAGCCGAAAGACTCTTCTCCTCCTTCGGCGTCAATTCGATCCCCTCAGGGGGCGGCTGGGAGACTAGGGCTGCGGGCGTCACCGGCTGGAGGCTGCTCGGGTCTATCGACGCGTCTGGCTCAGGAGGCGGGTACTCCCCGGACGAAGAGCTCCAATACTGGACGTTCCCCTGCTCCCCGGGCAGCCGGCTCTGCAGGCCTGGGTACAAGGTCTCATCCGGGTCGAACTGCAAAAGGGACGGGATGTCTGCCACGGGTCCTCCTGCTACTTTTTAGAAAAGACAAGGATGGGGGGCACTTCCTTGCTTTTCGCAAGAGCCTTCTCGAGCTTCTCTTCCTTTTCCTCGTCCTCGTCCTCGTCGTCCTCTTCGCTGCCCTTCGCACCAAGGATCAAGAGGACCGGAATTGATTTCTTTTCCGAGGTCATTTCCATCCTCTGGGGATATAGCCCAACTCTCCAAGCTGGGTCTGGAACTCACGGTTCTCCTGCCCTTGTTGGAATTTTTGCCATTCCTCATTATATATTTTCTGGGACTCGGAGCTGTCAGGGTATTTTACGTCGTATTTGAACAATTCTTTCTCTGGCTCTTCTGTTGCGTATCCCTGCACGCCACCACCAGTACCCGCATCTCCTCCATCTTTGCCTGCTGACCAGGACCCGTATCCGACCATGGCGTTGCCGACTAGGCTGCCGACCGCGCCGATCCTGTTCATCATGGTCTGTTGGTTCATGTCGATCACCTGTCTGCGAGCACTGTAACGCTTCTGCCATTCCCGCTCCATTGTGAGTTCTGCGGCGAGTTTCGACTGCGCCTCGTTCAGCCCCATCTTTAAGTAGTCGGCCTGCAACGCCTGTTGCTTCTGCGATGCCTGGAAGAAAGTGTTCGCCGCCTCGCCCTGCTCGTTCCGTCTCGCGAGTGCCGCCTGAGCCGTGCCCTTTGCCACGTTCTCTGCCATTGGTTGAGTGCGAGCTGCTGCTAGAGCCGCGGCGTTCCCCGGCGTCTGTGCCATCCTCGCTGAAAGCGCCCGGGCCATCTCGCCTTGCAGGATTTGCCCCTTGAGTTTCGCCGCCGATTCAGACTCTCCTTTGAGCCTCGCCGAGAGAAGTTCGTTGATCTCGCCCCAATTGCCAGGGTTCGACGCCCTGAACAGTCCTGCAGCAAGGTCCCTGAACCTGTCTATACCTGACGTGTCTGCCTTGTCGGGTCTCCGTTCCATATACCTATTCAAGTCATTTATATACTTCTGGCGCATCCTTTTACTGAATTTTTCAGCGTCCTCCCTTTGCTCGGGAGTCATGTTTTCCAGTTGTTCTTTGGTGAACGGCGGCTCGTACTTGGGCCTCCGGGTCGGCTTGTAGTATTCCTCTACTCTGGCTCCCATTAGCTTCCACCTCCTGCGCTGCCGCTGCCGCCACCACCACCTTTGCCGGCGCCGGCAAGGGAGCCGATGAGCCTTCCAATTCCACCGAGAGCCCCTCCTTGCAACGCGGCAACTCTATTCTGATTTTCTATATTCCTTCTTGCTTCTTCTTGCAGCCAGTCAGTCAACATTTTCTGATATTCAATGTCCGCCATCCGCTTCGCTTCATCCGCACTGTATGCCATGGAAAGATATCTAAGCGCTAGAGCATCTCTTTGCCCCTGGAACCGGACGAGAGCTTGCTCTGCCTCCTGCATCTCGGACGCCCTGAGGCTTTTGAGTTCATGGCCCCCAGCACCTCTCAACTGGGTCCCGAACGCCCCGGAGTACCTTTTCGCCCGCTCTCCTGAAAGTCCCCGAACGGATGAGAGAGCCCCAGATTGCAAACGCTGGCCCTGCGCCAATTGTTCTGCGAATTGCCTTTGTGCGACTGTTTCTTCGCCTCGTGCCTGTCCCCAAAGCTGTTTCTCGAGCTCTCTTGTTCTCAGGACGTTCTCTATCCTCAGCCTTTCCATTTCCTTCTGGATGAACTCTTGGTCTTCGCGCCATCTATCTTCTTCCGTTTGTGGCGCTTGACCTAGGGCCTTTTGAGCTTCTTGAGAAAACTCCCTATATCGAGGCTGTTTCCTCCACCACGCATTTCTCCGCTCGACCTCTTCATCGGTGAGGTAGCGCGGTCCTCCTTCTAGCTCATCTCGCGGTACGTCAGTATGCTCTATTTGTTCGTTCGGTAGCGGCGGCATATCAACCGTCCTTCCCGTAAGTTCTGGCGGCGAGACTCTTCGTCGCCAGATGCAATTCAAGACCCGTCAGCGTGCAGGAGTTCCCTCTCTTCACAAACTCGCCCGAGGTGATGTCCGTCGTGAAATTGACAGGCGACCCGCCCGAAGACAACGAGACCTGGAAGCTATTGGTGGTCGGGTTCACAACGTAGTAGGTCGTCCCCTCGGTGAGACCAGCCCCGCCCACGAGCGAGCGAAAAACAACGATCTCCCCGGCGGTGTACCCGTGGAGATTCCTGTTGATCAAGTTCGACGACTGAGTACCTGTGCAAGCCAGCCAGCCTTCGTCATCGTAGATCTCGAGCTTGACCGCCATGCACTTCTGACGTGCGGGCTTGATCCTGAGTAGGTACGGGCTGACAGCCTCGCTGCAGTTGAATGTGACGATCTGGTCGTAAGTCGAGACGAAGTCCTGCGAGATCTTGACGATCAGGTTGTGCGGCCCTTTCCACTCGCCGATGATGTCGATCCACCATAGCCGCTTGAAAGTGGCCAGGCCCATGAGGTTGATCCAGGGCGTGACGACCTTCATCGTCAGCTTGCTGCCAAGCAGGTTGTAGAGCGTCCCTGTCTTCCTGAGCTTATAGTCGCCTGAAGAGTAGTGGACAACGCTCGTCCCATAGCTCCCGGCACAACCGACGGTGACCCCGGTCCCGAGAGAAACGGTCGACCACCGCTCATGTTTGAAGTCATAAACGAGGGCCTTGGAACCCGCCCCGGATAGGAAGAATCTCACGGTCTGCGCGCCGAGCTCCGACACGACTCCTACGACTTGCTTGCTCCCGAGCTCGTCGATAACCGCCTCGCTGATGAGCGCGGCGCCTTGCCCGATTGCAAAAATACCCCGCTCGTTCTGGAACACCGTCCCATAGTCGGTCCGCTTGACAGACCGCTCGTTGTTGCATCCCGTCTCAAACGAGATAGGCCTTGGCTCGGGCCACGCGCCGACGCCGATAGAGTTCGGGCCTTCCCCCAGGACCGTGTAGATCCTCTTCTTGCCAAGAATCAGGAGATTGTCGCCCTGGGACCCAAACCCTACGCACTCCTCGGGCATACGGATCGTCATTTCGGGGCAGAATTCGGGGGCGACTCCGGCGACCTTCGACTTCGAAGGCCAGATCTCCATCTTGTCGTCATCGTTGATGGCCCACAGCCGCCCCTGGTGCCGGAAGAGAATCCGCGCAGGTGGCGGGGTGGAGTTCATGAAAACGCCGCCCGTCGTGTACAGCTGCGGCTGGGTCTCGGCCGTGAGGTCGCTCATCGTGTCGCTGTACGTGACGCCCGAGGAGAAGATGGAGTTGTAGACTTCCCCCACCCTGAAGTAAATCGTCGGCGTTAGGATGGTGTTTCGGTAGATGACAATCTTGACGTTGTTGTTCCGGTACGCAGAACCGAGTGCAATCGGTCGTATCCACAGGAGGCCACTGTCGTTCAGGGCCGCAACCAAATCGACGGAGCTGGAGGGCTGAGAGATGTGGATTTCCCCGTTGCCGTCAACCCATTCGTAGGTTGCGTAGTAGGTATAGGTCCCTGCCGACAGATTTCCTGCGATTGGCGAAGTAACTTCCTTGATCTCCGGCGGATGCCAGTACCCCAAGTCCACCGGGCACCCGTCAAAGCTTGCGATGAACCCGCCACCCGCAACGTACCCGTTGTCGATTTGAGTCCCAGTGCAGTGGTCCGACATTGTGAATATCTTACCGGTGGCGTAGAAGTCGTTCTGATAGTCGTTCCGGTTGTACGTCACGTAGAGCTTGTCGGCAGAAGAATCGTAGTGAATCTGGCTCAAGTTCTCTTTGTTGACTGCCACCTCTTCTGGGCCGAACCAGGCGGCAGGTATCAGCTCAGTCTTGTTGCGCCCTGTCGTGACAAGCGAGGCGCCGCTGTGCTCGTTGCCAATCAACAGATACACGCGCCCGTTCACCATTGTGGCGTTTGACAAAATGATATAGTTATATATTTGATTGAAGGTAGACACGCCGCCAGCGTCGTCTATGACCGCCTGGTCGATCGCCTTCACCTGGGCTGTGCCAGCGGACGGTGTCGCAACAGTCGTCTCTCTGCTGATGAGTATCCTTACCCAGTTGAACTGTGTGTTTAGTGTAGTATAGTATTCCTGCAGGTCTGACGTGCCTGTGATCGTGTGGATGATATCCGTTGCGCCAACCGCATATAGAGTTCTCGGGTATGTTGATCGAGCGGCCGTAATATCATCTATCAGATATGCGAATCTGATGTTGTTCCCGGTTCTCCAGCACGCCCCCAGGTACGGCTGCCTGTTGTATTCTCCCGACGTCATGTTCGTCGTAAAGTCGACGGCAGCCCCGCCTGGGGTCAACGAGATCTGAAAGTTGTTCGCGGTCGGGTTTACAACGTAGTATCTGGTCCCCGCCACTATCCCGGCGCCCCCGACGAGCGATCGGAAGACGACCACATCTCCAAGTCCGAGCCCGTGGGAGTTCCGAATGATCAGGTCAGACGAGGCGGTCCCGGTACAGGCCACCCAGTTGTCTGGGAACGGGAGGGTGAAGATCGCGGTGAATGTGTCGGCCACCACCTCGGCGATGACGAGACTTCGGACCAAGGCGAACACGTCCGAGTAGAGATCAAAGCGAACGTTGCCTGTCGCGTTGTCTATCCTCGAGATGATGAACTGGTTGTTGTAGGCGCAGCATTCCCATCCTGAGTTTGCACCGACGGCCACGTTCACGAGACCGAGGTCGACCCAAGCAGAAGCCGTCGTGGGATCCGTGCTCGAGAAGTACATGCCCCAGATTCTGGTCGCAGTGGCGCATAGGAGGATGACCTTGGACCCGACCTCCAGCAGCCTGGTTTTGATCGCTCCCGTCAGGGTCATGTCCGCCTGAAACCTTGTCTGCGTGGTCTTTTCGACCGCAACGAGGCGGACCTTGCTGGCCACCGGGCCGACGCACGAATACCAGTAGTAGGAAGCCGTCACCGCCATCCCTGGCCATGCCAGATTGGAGTTCGACTGTGAATAGGGGATATTCTCCTGCCCGACGGGAGACCACATGTTGTCACGAGAGGTGTTTGACCCGAGCCTCGACGGGTCGAACGCATCATGGGCCTCCTCGTATTGGCAAAGTCTTGTGTGGGTCTCCGCGTCACCGTATCCCCGCTGATCGACAACCCGCCCGCCAACGATGAGGGAGTCCTTGTACTCCGAGATCAGGTTCACACTTTTGAATGTCCAGCCGAGACTGCTCCCGAACTGGAACTTGTAGGGGAGGTCCACGATCCCTAGGTCCTTGGATACCCTTCCTGTCTTGTCGTACGTGATGTTCTCAGCTGTCGCGACTTGCCCTGGCTGGATCAACAGCGGGTCGGTGCCCTGGTCTAGGGAACCGCCTAGCGGGACGCGAACGATTTGCTCTATAAGCGCACCAATGTTCTTGGTGGATCTTGGTGTGGCCATGGCCCCTCAAAAAACGTACAGGGTGACGTTCACGTTCGACACCGCCTGCAAGGGGATCGATAGAGTCGGGCTGTCGGGGGCTGTCGTGTCCTTGAAGACGTCGGATGCGGCGTCTTTGTCGACCACAATCCAGCCGACGAAGGCCCTGCCGAGCCCATGGTAAATGCTTTGGGTCACCCCAGCGGCAAGCTGGAAAGGCCCGATGACAGTCCCCGCCAAGAGAGAGTTCGAAGTTAGCTGTGATGTATAGTTTACTATCGAGTCTTCTAGCTTGATGATCTCGCCATTGGACCTGTTCGTCCGCAAGAAGTCGATAATCGCTCTTTTGGCCAAGGTCTCACCTCCTGACTCGAACCCAGAGGTTGTCCCGTTGGCTGTTCCTGTCGATCTGCCGCTTCGGGTCGGACGAGTCTCGGCCCGCCGCCATGTTAGTGATGCGAACCCTCGCCATTTCCTTCCGGCGCAGGGCAGGGGAGGGGTCCGACTCCTCCTTCTCGAGCGCCCTGGCGACGACGTCGGCGATGATGAACTCGACCCACCCCTCGGGGATGTTGTAGTGGAGCTCGTCGTCTGGCTGGACCAGGTTCACCGCCTGCGGCACGTAGTACAGGGTGATCGTCCCGGTCCAGTCCGAAGGGAGGATGTACATCTCGTTCCCAGAGAGCCGGTACATCGGAGCGAAGTTCGCGGACGCGCCGTTGGTCTGAAGGTTGGTGAAGTCGTAAAACGTCGCCCGTCGGAGCTCGGTCACGACTCCGGCTTCGGTCCGCAGAACCTTCAGGACCCGGAGGAGGTTCACAGGCAGCGTGTAGGTTTCGGCCCCCGAGAGCGTGAAGGTCGTCTTCTTGACGAAGTAGTCCTCGAAGGACTGCACCAGGAGGTCGTGGAGCTCGGCGACAGCACTGTTGATCCAGTACGTCAGGGTCGTGTCCATCGAGCCCGCGGTCAAAAAAGTAGAAGAGGCCATGTCCGCCTGGTCTTTCACCAGCGCCTTGATTGTCGACAGGTTCACCCGAGCGAGCATGGCCCCTCCTCCCCGACCTGTACCTCTAGGTCATGCTATCGAAGACAGCGCAGAAATTGATCCTGTTGTTGGCATCTGCGGCAACGTCCGCCACAGCTGCCCCGCTGACATCCCAGACACGGATCTGCAGCGTTTTCGAGGCCGCCACGTAGGCTCCGATCTGGCAGAACTTGTCGTCGCCAGATGCAAGCTGCAACGAGGCCGTGAAACTGCGGTAGCCTGGATAGATCGATTCGAAGGTGATCGTGAAAAGACCGGTGGAGGTGCGAGCGACGGTGAAGCCAGAGCCCTTATTGCTGGCTGCCGAGACCGCGCTGCTTCCGTTCGGCGCAAAGGAGCCCATGATGTAGACCATCCCTGGCTCCAAGGTCTTCGCCGGATAGGTGCCCATGGCGGTTCCCTTTCTACCTGGTGATACTTCGACCGGCGACCAGGAAGTTGATCCGGTCGGTCGAAGCCCCATCTGTGAGAGTGGCGTTCGTCAGGGTGTAGATGTCGAAGTATTTCGACGCCTGGACGATCGGCCCGACAACTGCCCTCAGGTTCTTGCCCGTATCCGCCTGGACCGTCGCGGTGATGGTGTGGAATGCCTGCAGAATCTCGTCGAGCGTGACGCGATACGTGCCTGCGCCCACCTGCAGCACATTGAACCCTTCGCCCTGCATCGTGCCGCCCCCAGCGAGGGCAGTCGCGGTGAGGGCATCTGTGCTCGTGGTGTAGGTCGTCCCCGCAGTCCCGACGATCGTCGCGACCAGCACTCCTCCGCTGATCGCGTTGATGGCCGCGGCGGCTGCCGTCAAGGTCGTCGTCGCCGCGATGAAGTTGAGCGTCGTCTTCGGATACGAGTACGAGGCCCAGGTCGTCTCGGTCCTGCCTCCGCTCACCGGCTCGGCGTAGAACTGGCCGGAAACCGCGCCTCCACCTCCAGCCGTCTTGACCTCCCAGTAGGTCGAGGAGCCGATCGCGGTGTCGATGTTTGCGCCCGTGCTGACTCCGCTTTCATACAGAATTGAAAGAACCTTGTTGGTGTTGTCCTCGTGAAGGACAACCCCGCCCGAGCCGATCGTGTGCGGGATGACATTCACCGTCCACGAGTTCCCAGCCGCTCCGGCGGCCTTGACGCGTAAAACGGACGTGAGGTTCGTCACCCCAAGCCCCGTGCAGGCGATGATCGCCTTCCGATCGTCGTCGGTTTTCTCGAGGACCTCGAATGTCAACGCATCTCCAGTGACCCCGGCAAACGCCGAGCTGGCAGTCAGGACAAGCTTGTTTGCCGGGGTGCCACTGGCGAGGGTATGAACGAGGCTCGACTGATTCCCTGATGCCCCTGGGACGAAGGATCCGGCGACGACCCTCAGCCCAGGGTCCTGAACAGTAACGTCACCTCTGAGGATCGACGACATGAAGCACCTCACCTATCAGGGAAGGGTGATGATGCAGCCGTTCCCCGGGGCGATGTCCACGAGCTGCGGGTAGCTCAGGCCGCGAGCCTCGAAGGAGTCCTCGTTGTAGACCTGCCGCCAGGTGGAGCCGTTCTCGAAGGTGTCGAACCCGACGAGATCCCCGAGGCTCTCAAGGACGAAGTCGTTCGGGTCGTAGGCCCAGCAGTAGTCGTGCGGGCAGTGACGATCGGCGAACACGTTGACGTCGCCGGTGTTGGAGTGGACGACGATCGCCCGGTAGCCGATGTCGGCGATCGCCTTGCCAGCTCCGTTGATCGCCTGCAGCTGGATCCGCTCGTAGTTGGTCTTCGAGCCGATCTCTTTGATGAACGCTGTCCACTTGCGCCAGCCCATGACCACGTTCTTGGGCATTCCGCCCATCTCGCCGGCCAGGGAGCAGCCGTCGATGATCGCCTCTTCGATCGACCCGTAGGCCGAAGCGTCGAGCCGGGTTCCGCCGAGCATTGAGTCGGCGGTGCGGTCTACCCCGAAGAAAGCTGTCGCGTCGGGAGCCGATGCGGGACACCACTCCAGAAGGCCGGATTGGCATTGATTGACGGTCGACACGGGCTGGTCGCCCGCGCGGCAGAGGTAGTCGTACGCGACCACGTCCGTCGATGCGTATATGTCGCTGAAAGTGATGACGCCCGTGTTGCGGTTGATGCCGGTGATGGTTCCGGTAGCCGTGCCGCTGGCGTGAAAGTCTGCCCTGATTGTGGTCATCGGAGAACCCACGTTTTTCGCCGCCACGCCGCCGGTTGGTCGCCCGGCGTTGCAGACCATCCCGACCTCGAAGCAGGCCGCCTCGGACGGGTTCACCAGGGTGATCGTGTTGGCACTGGCATCGACACTCAGGATCTGCGCCCGCCAGCCGGAGGCCGGCCGGAAGCAGCGGATCGAGATCGAGTCCGAGAGGTGGGCGAGGATGGCGTCGGCGCAGGCCTGGACAGAGTCGGCGAGGCCCTCGACCATGCCACCGGCGATGCCGGCCCGGACGGCCTTCCCATCGATCCGGCCGAGCGCGTAGTCCTGGGCCGCCGAGCTTTCCCAGGCCTCGTACTTCGGGGGCGCGAAGTTGGTCTGCGCGGTCGAGAACCGGGCGGCGCCTGTGGTCCCGTTGCCGTACTTGATCGGGTAGTGGTTGCTTTTGCCCGAGACCTTCTTCTTCGGCAGAGTCCCCAGGAACGGGCGGTCTTTGTAGGTGAGGTCGCGGTACTTGTGGTAGATGATCTTCATCGCCGCATCAAGTGCGGTGATGGTTGCGTTGGTGCCGGCCATGGCTGCCCTTTCAGGCAGAAGAAGAAATTGCGGCCCTCATGGCCTCAGCCATCTTGCGCCGCATCTCCTCCCGCTCTTGCTGAGGAGATAGAGGTTCCCTCCGCTCCTCGGCTTCTTGTTTTTCTTTGCGCGACGGTGTCGGCTTCTTGCCGTTCGTCGGCGGCTTCGCGACCGGCGCAAAGCCGATCAGCTCACCAGCCTCTTCCGCCTGCTCTCGAAGCTCCTTCAGGATCTGGGAATGAGCGGCTTTCGCCGCTTCCTCTGGGTCCATGATCCCTCCTCCCGCTTGCGCCTGGGTTGAAGCGATCTGCATCGCAACCGCGGACCCATTCAGCCGCTGGAAGACCCGGAATTGCTTCTCTCCGAGGCCCTTGGCGGCTCGCTCCACGTTCGCTACATACTCCGAGATCATTCGCTGACTCTCCCGCTCCTCCACCTCTCGCTTCGACTCGTGCTGGTTTTTCTCCAGCTCTTCGATCTTCTGGCGGAGTTTTCGGACTTCAGGATCCACCCGGGCCGGCTGGTTCGCGGCGTCACCGGCTTGCTTGGCTTTTCGCTCCTGCCAGGCGCGGAGTCCATCATCTCCGAGTAAGCGATCGAGGTAAGCGATCGGATCCTTATGCCAAGCCTCGACGAAGGTCTTGACCTCCTTCAGCTGCTCGACTTCCTTCCTGAGCTCTTTGCTCTCGCCGGACCCGGCCTCGAGCTCCTTGATCTTCTGCTTGAGGGTGAGGTTCTCCTTGTTCCGCGCCACCAGGCTTTGCCAGGTGCGCTCCGGAAGCTCCTCCTGGGCCTCGCCCTTGGGGGGCTCCTCGGCGGCCTTCTCCGGGGCAGCCTCGGCCTCCGGGGCCTTTTCCGGGGCAGCCTCCGGGGCGGCTTCTGCCGCTACTTCTTCTTGCCCCTGCCCTTCTTCTTTCCGCAGCCCATCGGCCGGCTCCTTTGGTTCGAGGGTGGCCTTCATGGCCTTGACCATTTCGCTCTTGATGTCGACTACTTCGTCTGCCATTTTTTACGCTCCCGGGCCCATCGCTTCGGGGCCCATCGCTCCTGGGGCCGGCGGCTGACCTGCCGGCATCGCCCCGCTCATGCCACCCATGAGCGGCATCGAGGGGGGCGGGGTCAAGAGAACCTTCGCCTGGGCGAGCCAGGCGCGGAAAGCCTCGAGAATCTCCACTTCCTCATCGATCAGCTGCGCGTCGAGGTAGGCCGCGGTCATCTGCTCGAGCGTCTCGGGCGTGACAATCGCGGGGTCGGGCGGGTCGACCGTGTCCCCGTTTAGGATGCGCCCGATCACTCGCTCGACAATCTTCCGCCGCACATTCACCCCGCGCATGATCCCGCGCATGTCCGGGTGGTCGAAGTTCTCGAGCAGCTGGTTCGCAATCTCCTGGTTGACCTCCGACAGCTCGAGGATCGCCTGCAGCTGGAACGATGGCGACCCGGTGAGCAGCGGGACAGGCCACGCCTGGATCACGTAAGCGTCTTCGTCGAGGGCGACTTCGCTCCAGGAGATCTCCTCGAGCTCGTCACCGAGGGGGTAGCGAACTACGACCTCGTCTCCTCGATCCGCGATGCGCCGAGCGGCCCTGCAAATTTCTCTGCAGACGGAAAGATGAGCCTCGACATAGTCAAGCGAGATTGCCTGAAGCCGGGTTGACTGGATCCCTGCGTACTCTCGGATCGCGGCGCCGGAACGAAGCCCTGCGACCTCAGACCTCGCAGAAGTGGCCCTGAGCTGCGAAAGACCAGCGAGCTCGAACCCGCGAGCGAACAAACGATCGACCTGCTCGTAGTATTGCGCGTGGATGGGCGTCTGGTTGACCACAATAGGGGGCTGATCGCCCGTATATTCGACCACGGCGAATTCGTCGTTGTTGAGCGTGTTTTCATTGATTTTGGTCGCAGTGTTGCAATATATTTTAGTCGCTGCTGCGTTGGTGTGGCGTTGAATCTTCGCCAAGAGAAGGTTGAGCTCGAGCTGCACCGGCCCCACTCGCTCGCCGATGCCAAGGCCGCGCATCCCTCGCGTTGGCTTCGTCCAGAACAAGGGGACCAGCGGGAAGGTTTGTTCGGTCCAGTCGTCCTCGCTGATGATCCCGCTGTCGCAGATGACGACGTTCAGCCCGTTGTCCGCCCCTGCGTAAGTCGGGAGATGCCAGGCCTCGATGAACCCGACGGGGTCGATGATCGTTTGCCCGACCTGCCCGTCGCTGAATATCTTCTTCGCGTCTTTGATGGCCTGTTTCGCCCGCGTCCCGGCGAAGCGTTCCAGCGCCTCTTCCCGGTCGATCTCGAAGTAGCGGAACATGCTGCGCGGGGCTCTGCCCTCCGCGTCCCGATCGTCGAATAAGACATACCAGGGGAAGGTCCGCTCGAGATTGACCGACGTCCCCTCTTCTGTTTCTTTCTCGACAATCGCGATCCAGCCGTCGCCAAAAAGGGCGGCGTCTCTCAGCCATTCTCGGCCGAGCGCGTAAGCGTGCTGGAGATAGTAAACCCCGTCGCAAAACTGGGTGAGTTTCTCGCCCTTCAGTCTGTCGCGATATCGGCCGCCCTTCGTCGTGAACTTCGCCCGCGGCTCGGTTGTCCCCGCGACCTCGCTCTCGCAGGTCTCGATGATCGAGCCGATGATGTTCCACTTGAGCTGCTGTGGGTCCATCATGAGCTCTTGCTGCGAAACGTCGAACAGGTTCCCGTGGTATCGGTTCGTCGCGAGCTTCAGGTTGTTCAGACAGTCGGTTTCCCACGCGAGGCGATTTTGCCTGATTGAGATGACGCTCTCAAGAATCGCCCTCTGAAGATCCTCTCCTTTCAGCGTCCACCAATTGCGCGAGAGGATGTTCATTCTAGTGCCCCGCTAGAAATATATCGACTTCGTTGTTATAGGCGCTCGCGTTTACCAGAACGATGCTTGCCTCGCCGTCGACGTCCTGGACGAGAACAAGCTTGCCGGGCTTGACCTCTATGCTGACGGCGTCTGTGTTCAGATTTTTATACTCAATCCGCACCGCCCCGCTTCCCTTGTTTTTGACCAGTAAGAGATCTGTAGCTACTGGGAAGAGCTTGAAGCCTGCAGGTGTGCTGTATGAATATACAGTTAAGCTTGTCGACGCGGAAATAATAGCCGGGTAGTCTTTGCAATATACCACCGCAGCGTTTGTATACGGCGAGAAGTTGGACTGCTTGACGACCTCCTCGTCTTGGTCCCTGTAGACCACCTTCAGTTCTGCGGTGACGCTCACAGCGGATACCCCCAGATGGAAAGTTCAATGAGGGCTGTAGTCGTCGATGACCAAATCGCGATCACCCCGCTATCCTCGAGCGGGTTGGGAATGATTGCGATCCCTCCGGCGGGGACGGTCGTTACACAGGTGGCGATCCCGCTGCTCCATTTGAACAGCACGTTATCCACAGTGGCGTTGTTCTGAATTGCCAGGTACTCGGGAGAGCCCCCTTTGAACTGCGTAAAATTGCAGATGAAGCCCGACGTGTCGACGAGGTTTTTTGCGGTATAGAGGAGGATGGGGCTTGCCGAGTCGATGGTGAGCGCCTCGATCCGGTGCCTTACCAGATCGGTTGCCAGGTACCCGTAGGTCAGGTCAACCCGCGCCTCTAAGGCGTATCGCTGCATGGTTCGATTGAGACACCCTATGCTCGCGGTGTCAATAAGATTTTTTCCGGATCTGCTGCAGCCGCCGCGCGAGCATCTGTTCATGCTCCGATGGAGTCGACGGCTTCTGCGACTTCTCGGCGAAGAGGCTCAGATAGCGCCAGCCGTAGAGCCAGGCATCGGCGAGGCCCTGCGGTTGCCCCGAGTCGTGTTCCTTCTTCCGATCGTCGTCCCATTCGAGGGAGCGGAGCTGCTGCGCGGTCTTCGGCAAGACCTGGACGACGCCCCGGTTGAAGGCGTCGTTCCCGAGGATGAGATAGTCCCGCTTGTTCGCCTTGTCGGCCGCCGTCGAGGGCAGCTTGAACCGCTGCTGGATCTCGCGGTTCATGTTCGCGCCGCCGCCGGAGGGGTCGACCACGGTCATCTCGATCTTGGTTTTGATGTCGCTGCCCGCATGGGCGCCGCCGGGGAACTTGAGGTAGAGCGACCGGGCGTGCTCGATGATGTCCGAGAGGCTCATTCGGGTCTGCGCGTGCTCGTAGATCTGGCGGACCTTGCCGGCGAGGAGCGCGTTCACAACGAAGGCCGCCTCCTCGGTGAATCCGAGGTCGATGGACGCGACCAGCCGGGCGAGGGCCCAGTTCCACTTCTCCTCGATGGAGACGATCGCCTCGTCCGGAATGCTGAAGATCGCCTTCGAGAGGTCCTCGACCCACTCGCCGAACCATTCCCGCCTGACCTTCGGGTCGTCGAGGGAGTAGCCCTTCCCGAGGATCTCGACCTGGACGTAGCCCCTCGCGAAGGCCTTCCAGTCCTCGCCCGCCGCCGCGAGGTGGGCCCACGCTGGAAATCGCGGGTTGTCGACTTGGTTCCAAGACCAGAACTGCCAACCCTCCCCGCCGCCATCCGAGACTTCATGCCATCGCCCATGCTTCCGCGGCCCGGGCGTCCCGGTCATCCAGAGCTCGCCCCGGGTGTCCAGTAATGCGGGGCTGAAGACCTCGTCGATCGTGTAGTTGAGAACTTCTTCGCGGATGTCCTGGGCCTCGTCGATCACCGCGAGGTCGAATCGAAAGCCCCTCAGCTTCTTCGCGTCCTTCACTGTCGGGAGACCCGCGAGCCAGATGCGGCTCCTGTTGGGGAATCTGAGGATCAGCTCGTTGTGGTTGGCTCGGACTTGAATCGAAAGATCGTCGCAGATGTCGAGCATCTCGTCCCAAACCAGCTTTTTGACATGCTCGCGTGTGTCGGTGACGATCGCGATATCCGCATCGTTCTTGGCCACGGCCTTGATCAGAAGCCCGCGGACGAGCATCCAGGTTTTGCCCGCCCGTCTCGAGCAGCACGCAACCTTGTTGCGGGCTGTCGAGTCGATGAAGTCCAGCTGCTTGTCGATGAGCTGCCCGCGCAAGGCCGCGATGGTGTCGTGATACGCCTTTCGCCGAAGCCACTCTCGGAGAAGGGCCGCCCTGCGGGCTGACCCGTATCGCGGGAGAATTCTCACTTGCCTTGCTTCGATACATACTCAGCGAACTTCGATTCGCTCTCTGCTAGGAGTTTCTCGACCTCTTCGTCTGAGAGCTCATCCAGGTCGACGTCTTCGCCCTTCTTTCGAGCCCGCTTCTTCCCGTAGTCGTCCCGAAGGTAGTTCTTCGCGAGCTGCGCCAAAGCGCAATACGCGCTTCGCTGGTCGAGATCGTTCATCGAGACCTCCAGCAGCCGCTTGCGGATGAACATGCGGATCTTCGCCTTCGCAGCGCGGACCACCTTCCCGATCTCCAGGTTGCTCTTGCACAGGGCGTCGATGTCGGCCTCCTCGCAGTTGAGGAGGTCGGCGAGGTCCTGGATGGTCGCGCCACCCAGCGCGTTCTCTACGATGGACTCCTTCTCCTCGTCGGTGAACTCTCTCAATCGTCCTCCCACGCGCCGACGAGAAGCTTCTCCCCGCGCTTCAGCCCCTCGAGCAGGCTCTGCCCGAGGTTCGTCATGTGCGCGACCACGAGGGGCCCTTCCGGGAAGAGCTCCTCGACCAGGCTGGTCGCGACCCCGCGCCGCCGGAAGTCGCGCTTCACGTAGACGAACTGGAGCGCCGGAGGGAGGCCCCCGCCCGCGGCCCATCCGATCGCGAGTCCCTCTGTGTCGGCGACGAGCACCCGGCAATTCTCGAGCATCTGCTCGACGACCTTGTGAATCCGGCGTGCGAACTGCGGCGGCGGTTTCTTGTGCCGCTTGCGCTTGCGCTTGTCCAGGTCGCTCCAAACGCTCATTATATAGCTATTGAAGATCAGCGGATGATGCGCCGTCGTCGCCTCGATCAGGTTGATGTCGATCATCGCTTGGACTTCTTCCAGCCCCTCGTCTCCACCTTCGCCTCTGGCTTCGCCTCCTCCGGCCAGGCGGGGATCTCGATGGTCGCCGCGAGGTCTCTGAGCATCGTCGCTGCTCGAGCCTTCTTTGCCTCGTTCAACCTGCTGTGGAACTCGGTGCAGATGTGGACCGTGGTCGGCCCCGCGATGCTCGCGATCACGACGCTGTTCACTGCCGCGCTCTTGGATCCGCAGATGTCACACATTTTCGCCCCCTACTTTTAGAAGTGTTTCGAAAACAAGGCCCCACGAAGGGCCGCATCGCCGGCGCTCATGCCGGCACCAGGTGGACATGGGTTTTCCGGTGGTCAGGTTCAGGAAGCCAGGCATCACCGAGCCAAGCCCGCCGACCGGCCCGTTGCAAGGCCAGTGTTCGCACCCGTTCGAAGCGGAGAGGTTTGTGTTCTGCCTGTGCCCGAAGACCTCGGGATCGGTGCAGGTGAAGGCGACAATCGCCCTCGTCCCCAACGGAGAGCTCGCGGCGATGTGCGCGAAAACAGACTCCCCGAGGATGGCGCCCCCGACGTGCTTCGAGAAGAACAGGGCGGCCGTGTCTCGCAGCGGCATCCCGAGAGCACTCCGAGCCCAGGGAATCCTCTCCTCATCGGTCGAGCCAATTTGGACGAACTGCAGCAGGCGACTTGGCGGCGCCGCCTCTGGACAGTCCCAGGCCTTCGCGCCGAAGCAGGTCTGGGTCGGCCTGTGGACCAAGACCACCGGGGCCCCGCCGAACTGCTTGAGCCAAACGTCTGCGGCGGCGACCTCTCCGGCCGTCGGGCGGTAGGTCGGCGAGGTGTCTCCTCCGACCTTGAATCCATGGGCCTCCGCGATGATTTGCGCGATCGTGCGCCCCCGGCCGCCGGCCCAGTTTGCGTAGGGATGCGGGCCGCTCCAGTGAACGACCCGCCATGCCCCGGAGCGGACCTCTGCCCAAAGGCGCCGCCCATCGTTGCGCCAGTCCTGTTGCGGCTTCAGCGAGAGAAGCACGATGTCTGGCCTTCCCGCGAGCATCTCGGGGAAGGTCGCCAGAACGACGACGGTCTCGCTTTGCAAAACGAGCAGGTCCAGAAGCGGCCCATGGCAGAGAACATCACCTGCTCCCCCTTGGGCGACAATGACGAAGATCGGCTTCGGCTCTGGCGGCATGGCGGCGGCCCCTCTTGCTCTGTTCGAAAGGTTGCCTGCATTCAGCCTCGAGGTCAAGTGGAACCTCCTTCCTCATCGTCGGCGTTGCGCCGCGAGGACCTGGTTCTGACAGCCAGTGCAGCCCGTACTCTACGAACACCCGCTACCTGTGCTTCCTTGCTGTGCTTCTCTTCCAGTGCGCCCGACACGCGACCATCAAGGATCGCGTGCGCGGGCGCCTCTCTTAAAGATCTCTCTTCATTCTCTTTGGGCGGTCTGTAGACCGCCCCTGTCGGTACCTGAGGGCGGTCTGTAGACCGCCCCCCCCGCGGTCTGTAGACCGCCCCCC